GGATCTATATTCTGATCATACCACGTTTGTGCAGCACAAACCCCAGCGTTATATTCCAATTGATATTCAGTATTCGGATCATCCGTACGCCAGAGGCTAAGCCTCGCTATCACATCAGCATATTCTGTGTTGGTCGATAACTCAGCTAGTGATAGGGTAGTTTCGTAGTGGTGTTGAGCGGTTGCTAGTTTAAACACCTCCCGAGCTGTTGCTCTGAATGTGTGGAATGGAGTTTGGTCAAAATGAGTTATACTTGCGGGTGGAGTGTTCATGCATTTTATGCCGAGTCCTCGCGTCGAGCAGAAATCAATCCATGTGGGTGGTTTGTCTACGGTCATCAACTGAGTGTTGAATAATTTTATACCACCGTAACCATACGTGCTACCGTTCACAATATTTTTTGTTGGCCATATGTGGGTATATCCCTGATCCCAAGGTTGGACCTCAGTGTCAAACTTAAACGTACTCAATGGTTCATTATCACCATCAATTACATAAAACATCTCAGTGCTAGCAAGCTTGGCGGCTTCGTAATGTGCCGCTGCTATACCAACCACACCGTGGACGCGTTTTACATATGGGAAGTCTTCCTGGAGTTTTGCATATGTTGAATCAGCGGTTGGTTCATCATAACTAATTAGTACAATATCAAACATATAAGCGAGTTCTATAGGCTTATAGCCTACATTCAAAACAAGGAAAAGTTGCAACAGGTGTTAATCACCGTACAACTTTTCCTTGTTGGGGGGAAGCTTTAGTTCAATAGGTCAGGCGATACCAACAGATGAACTTGCTGGGTATGCTACAGGCGGATTATTGTAGCACAGTGCTCCAACTCGTGTGAGTGATATTCCACTTGTGAACGAGCCTGTTACTGTAGCTGAGTCGTTGAATGATATGGTTAAAGTTAATACATTTCCTGTTGTATTAACTTTGCCTTGAATCAAGACAGATCGAGTAGCTAGTACGTGCGAGAACATTGTTTGATTTGCGGTTGTTAGATCCTCAAACCCAATGGTCGAAGTCTGAGCTCCTTGAGTTGTATTGCTCTTTGTGACCGTGACGTTTGGAATTGAAGCTAACGCTGTTTGCCAAGCTACGTCAACAGCGCTACTGGTATTAGTAACTGCTCCGGTCCAGACAATCTTACCGCCTGTGTTAAAAAATCTACCAACAGAACCGGCGTCTGCCCATGACAAAGTCACAGTGTGTGCGATTGTCCCTATCCATGCGGCGGTGCGAGCAGCTGATGCATTCGGTGGTGTGATCGTCTCGAAGCACGACGTGTTAATGGTTGGTGACAGTAGCGCTTGATTCAACAGCGTTTGTAGCTTACTATACTCACTCAATACTGTAGCCAAGCCACAGCGAGCATCCGAACAGAGGCGGAAGTTGTTAAATGCTACAGCATTGATTGTAGCAGTTGGAACAGATTTTGCATATGCAAGTTGCTTCACTCGATTAATCAGAGTCTGCCACTGAGCGTCGGTAATTCTGTACACAGTAGCCGGTGTCGGAGACGGTAGGATTTCAGTCTGACCAACTGCGATTGAGTCAGCGTTTACAAGCGCAACCAGTTCGTCGTACTCACACACACCAGCAACTGCGATGCATACTGTGTTGATCCAGGCTGCGCCATCATAATAGTATAAACCACCAGTGATGGGGTTGTACCAGAGAGTATTGCTGTTGGCGGGGGCTGTGGGTCCTACGTATACGCCGGATCCGATTGTGTGCCATAGATTGTCTACACCATAGAATTTGGGTGTACCTGGAGTAGTTCCTGTATCCAACCAAATTTGTCCAGCAATTGGATGGATGGGTGGAGAATTGCGAGCAAAGTGCTCTAGCATTTGTAAGAAGTTTGTCCAAACAGCTTCTTGGTATACAGGAGATCTGTAACCTAAAAGTGTCAGTGATGTGCTCATATCTATACCAAGGGGTTGGATGGATATGGGGGTTTTTGTTGGGTCGCTGTGTTCGACTGAATAGGTTCCTGGCATGATGGATGGCAGTTTCTCTGGTTGTAGTATTGTTTATTTAGTGCGATGAGTGATACGTCACGTTGCTAGTGCTATTTTTGCAAGTAATTTTAACTCATCACTGGTAACTCCTAGCTTAGCGCACAGTGCGGCTTCTTTCTCAGCTTGCTCTGTAGATAGTTTGAGTTGTTCTTTATCATATACTTTTTGTAGCTTTGCCTGCTCTTTTTGTAGTTTGGTATAGGTTGTCTTGTCAACTACACCAACCCTTGGAAATTTACCAGGAAAGTAAGTGATCATGTCGGGGGAAGCAATTTGTTGTTGCAGGGTAATATATTCAGCTTCTGAGATCTCTGTGGGCTTGTACCCCAAAAATACACTACCATCTGTAGTTCGCATTACACCAATCCACTCACCATTGTCATCTTGATTGTAACACGCAAGTGTTAGACCTGTTCCAAATGAGTCATTGAGTTCACCTAGTGTGTAATATTTTGTTATCATAGATATGCTCCTCCGCGTGTTACTTTAACTTTCATTGCCATATTGCCGTGAATTACAGCGTATCCGTTCCAACTATGGGCTTGATATAGAATGCCCCACCATTGAGCGTATACTGTCACCGTTCCACCAGGTGGGATAACTTTGAAAAATCTCGCTCCTGATACAGTAGATTCTGTGTAGACGTCGAAGCCGCCAGCACTTCGCGTATTGAGGCCCGAAGAGTACACATCCTGTCTCATCGTGCCTTGTAGATTTGGGTCACCATTACCACTGTATCCAGCAGGCATTGTTATATTTAAATTCTCACCGATTGTATAAACCAAACCAAATGCGGCGTTGGGTAATCCATAATACAAATTGCCGTGTCCAGTGAGGTCTGCTTCAAATAGTACCGATTGATTTGTCGGATTTGTATATGAATAACTTAGATACGCGGGTGGATTGCTGCCAGAGGGAATTGTAACTCCTCCAGCTTCAGTTGCAAAGTCCCTACCTCGGAAGATTGCTACACCATCACCATTCCCTGTGTCGTATTGATACCATTGGGCACCGACAGCCAGACAAATCCCAGCACCAATCAGTGTGCTGGGGTTGCTAACCCAAACTGCTGGATAGGGTTGCTCAATCGGCCAGACTAATTGCCATGTACCAGCTGTGTCGCAGATGTATAACTTATTGACTGCAGTATTGTGCCAGAGCAAACCAATTTCATTTGCTGGCTGGTTAGGGCTAACGATTACTTCCTCAGGAATTGGCCAGACTAATTGCCAGATGTTATTCACATCACAGATTCTGAGTTGATTAGCAGCGGTATTGTGCCAGAGTAGACCAGTTTCATTTGCTGGTTGATTAGGGCTAACGATTACTTCCTCAGGAATTGGCCAGACTAATTGCCATGCGTTATTGGTGTCACAAATATACAACTTATTGGTTGCGGTATTGTGCCAGAGTAGACCAGTTTCGTACGCTGGTTGAACTGGGCTAACAATAACCTCTTCGGGGGTGGGCCAGACTAATTGCCATGTGCCAGCTGTGTCGCAGATGTATAACTTATTGACCGCGGTATTGTGCCACAATAACCCAATTTCCGTAGGTGGTTGACTTGGGCTAACAATCACTTCCTCAGGAATCGGCCAGACTAATTGCCAGACTCCAACAGAGTCGTACAATTTCAACTCCTGGGCTCCAGTATCATACCACATCTGCCCCGGGGTTGGGTTGACAGGGGGATAATCACTCGCGAAGTGCTCCATTGTATGGAGCATATTCTCCCAAATCAATTCACCGTACACTGGAGATCGATACCCAACCATCTTGAGTGATGTTGAGTGGTCGAAACTCAGTGGGGGAATTATAATCTGTGGTTTTGTATTGTCGCTATGGTCGACTACGTAGGTTCCTGGCATTTTATTAATTCACAACCAAATTAGTGAGATATTTATGCAGATCAGGCAGTCCGCCAATGGGGGTGCCATCAGGGCACACTATTTGCGGGAAGCTTCGAGCGCTTGGAAACTTCTCACTAAAGTCGTCACGCGTGAAGTCAACATCCAACATCTTGGTTATAAATTGTTTATCCTTGTTTGTCAGTAGCGCTTTAGCTTGATCGCACTGTGGACAGCCGGGTTTGGAATATACAGTAAATTCTGGAATTCCAACATATCGATCTGCTGAACCAAACATTGGAGCATCATCACCGCTGTATTGGCCCCAGACGTCATCCCAATCACCCTCTGTAGCACCTTTGGAATACTCAAATACTTTTTGTTCGAAAAAGTTTCCGTGAGTTACGCTATCAATCATCTGCTCTACCCATGGTAGCGGATTCTTTTTAATTTTGAATATCCCCTTTAATCCAAGGGCGATCAATCGGCGATCTGCAATGTACCTAATATACAACTTCACATCAGCTGCCGTAAGGTCTTTCATTTCACCCATCTCAAACGCGAGATCGATAAACTTATCCTCCAAATCAACCATGCGCTCTGCAATTGTATAGAGTTGACTCTTCAGGCTATCTTTCCAGATGTGTCGATTTTCCTCAATAAACACACGGAACAACTTAATCATCGAATCGGCGTGGACCTTTTCATCCAAGATCGACCAAGAGATATTCGAGCCCATGCCGACCATCGTTCCGTGACGGGGGAAGTTCAATAACATGATGAATGATGAAAATAATTGCATACCTTCAGTGAATGCTGAGAATACTGCTAGCTGTTGAGCAATGGACTCGGTGTCAGTTCCGATAAAATTCTCAACATATTCGTATTTTTCACGCATCGCATCATATTCTAAGAACTGATTGTAGATTGTGTCAGGCATTCCTAGCGTTTCCACTAGGTTAGAGTATGCTGCAATATGAGTAGCTTCACGAGCCGCAAAACTTAACAACATCATCCGAACTTCTGGTTGGGGAAATACCGGTAGATAATTCATCACATATGCATTTGCTACACTGATGTCACCTTGAGTGAAAAATCTGAAGATGTGGGTCAAGAAGTTTTGTTCAGACTGTGTTAATTTGGTGTTCCAATCTTTAACATCCTCCAGGAGAGGGGCCTCCCAGTGACCCCAATGCATGCGTTCGTGATCCATCCACGTTTCGTAGCACCACTGGTAGTTAAATGGCTTGTACGATGGACGTGGGTCTGTTAATTTTAATTTCTTTTTGGACATAGTAGTTTATTGGCAGGCGATACACTCTGTAGAATCAACAGCTTCTGTGGTAGGAGACTGTTCGTCGATTTTAACTCGTTTGATTGTTTTGGAGATTTTTTCAGTAGATTTAAGTTTCTCACTTCTAAGGTAATATAGCGTCTTCAATTCTTGTTTCCAAGCATTGAAGTGAATGTCGTGCAATACCTTAGTAGTCACGTTAGGTTTGGTGAACACATTAACACTCTGCGCTTGGTCGATGTGGGGTTGACGATCAGCAGCGAGATCAATGATATGTTGTTGGTCAATTTCCATTGCTGTCTTGAACACGTCTTTTGTATGTGCGTCAAATAAATCAGAGTGTTGGATTGACCCATCGTGTGCATTGATGTCCGACCAAATATCATCACGGTCCAACTTTTTATCTGCAGCACACAGAGCAATAATCAATTTATCAAGGTATGGGTTGCGATGGAAGTTGAATCCAGAGAGTGTGTCCTGACGATAGCAGTTGGCTCTGAACGGTTCGGCGCTTGGTGAAGTGTTTCCTAGAATCAAACTAGACGACGCATTTGGCGCAAGTGCGCATCTGTGAGAGAATCTAAGTGGTTTGGTCATGTCCCCACCACCTTCGATATAGTCGAGGTTTGCTCCACGCTCTACCCCAAGTCTCTCTGAGGATTCGAGTGATTGATCGTCTAGCTGTTTGAATATTTGGATATTCATTGCTCGCGATTCGGGTGATCCAAACGCAACATTATTTTTTTGGAAATATGCGTGCAGACCAAGCAAACCCAAACCAACTGATCTCTCTCGTTGAGCTGAGAAGCGAGCTCGAGCAATCGAATCTGGCGCATTATCTATAAAATATTGCAGCACATTATCCAACATTTCCATAACATCAGATATAAACAAGTTGTCGTTCTTCCACTCATCGTAGTACTCCGCATTTGCAGATGATAGTACGCAGATTGCAGTCCGGTTTTCATCAACAGGTAGTGTTATCTCAGAGCACAGATTCGACTGTCGGATTTTCAATCCTAATTTTTTTTGCCAGTGGGGGAGCTTCTTATTTGCGGTGTCGATGAACAGAAAATATGGTTCGCCGGTTTCTTTGCGGAGTTTGAGCAGTTGAGACCAGAGAGCTTTGGCAGATACCACCTTAGTAACTTCTTTGCTGAATGGATCAATCAGTGGCCAATCATCATTAGCATTACTGTCCTTCATACATCGTTCGATGATGTGCATGAAAGCATCTGGGATATTGACTGCGTGATTCAAATTTGTGCAACGTGTATTAGCATCGCCAGTAGGTTTTCTCATTTCTAAGAATGGGATAATCTCGGGGTGTGAGATATCCAAATACATGGCGAAACTACCTCTGCGCGTAGATCCTTGTTTGTAGGCCATACTCGCGCTGTCATACGTCTTCATATGGGCAAGTACGCCAGTAGATTTATCGTCGCTAGTACGAAGGCCAACACCTACGCCAACGCCTCCCCCAAGCATACTCAGAATACAGGTTTCTTTATAGGTGTCGACTAACCCATCAGACGAATCAGGCAAAAAACTAAGGTAGCAGTTGTGTACTACTGCCTTACACTCACCAATGGTGAAAGTATGCGTGTCAGCAACCTGAATGTCGTGTACAAGAGTTGGAGTTGGAGCTGAGAGTTTTTTGATTTGAAATTTCATTTGATAAATAATCGGATAACTACATTAGATAATAACACATATGGACATCCAAGCAATCTTACTCACACATCCACACAACATACATTACTTATTACGATATATTAAGTTCATTGGTGTTTGTGGGCAATATAACAATATACATGGGGTGAGAGGGTATACAGAGCGACACCACATCTGCCCAAAATCTAAAACAATGTTTCCTCAATATAAAGACCTTACCCAATATCCATGGAATGGGGTGGTGTTAACTGCAAGACAACATTTAATAGCTCATATTATGCTGTGGAAAGCATATCCATCAAACATTGGGTGCATGTTGGGTGTGTTTCGTTCGTCAAAAAATAACACGAAGCAATTGAGAGGCGAGCGTTTGGTCATCAACACCAAATTATGGGCGAGTGTTAGAGAAGACCTGTCAAAGGCAATGCGTGGTAAGTTTTCTCGGGGATACAATCCTGATGGTAGTCCAAATATATCCGAAAAAACTAGACAAATATTATCAGCTCAAAAATTAGCACTGTACGCAAATGAGGAAAATCGCCGGAAGCATGGAGTCGCATGTACCGGGGTAAAACGTACGACTGTGCAAGGGATCATCGAATATGCTAATAACAGAACACCCGAACACGCTGCAAAATTAAAAAGTTCAGTAGTAGCCAGCATTAACAAGCGTGTACAAGATCACTATAGTGGGGTAGCTACATTCTTCAAGACTAAAGTAGTGTATGTCACCCCTTTTGGGAACTTTACCCAATATGCGCTGTTGAGTAGGTATGGTACATACTGTAAGGCACCTGATAAACCATTCAATAACCACCACTTAAAGAAAAATCCGTGTTTAAATCAGGGAGTACATGGGGTAACCCCCCGATCCTTGGGATTTAGGTCTGTATATCTAGGTGATCCCGACTTTGAGTCAGTGTGTGTAAATTTGAATCGAGTTGTTCAGCCGCCACCCAACCACATTCTTCTGTGTGAAATAAATGATTTCCTGTCACGAGGAACGTTTCTGATCCAATAGTTACTTCATACATGTCGGTAGAGTATTGAGATTGTACTGCTTCCACAGCGTTGAATGTGTTGTCGTGGGATCTCACCAGCATGCCAGGTTCAATGTCCTTTATAGGCAGCATACCTTCTGAGGTTTCTACCAGTGTGTTAGATTCAAAGCAGCTCACAGCAAGACCTTTCTTGTTGCGGCCATGTGATAAGATTGGCGTTGAATAACTCAACCAGTGTTTACTAGCGTAATTGTATAACCGCTGAGCGTGTTTGGGATTGCTAGAAAACTGCTTGGATACTTTAGCGAACCGCTCTTGTGGACTGACCTCGTCAGAGGTCATATATGATTCTCTGAGCCTCTGTAGACCGAGTTGATCAAACAATGAATCGCGTGAGTAGTCTACGGTAATGCCTGCTATTACAGATGGGAGAGTGGTTGTCAAGGGTTCAGACTTTCAGGTTAAGGGATGGTGTGGAATCTAATAACAAATCAAATGCGTGAAGAGATTTCTTGTGTGTGATCGGATCACATGAAGTGGATCTATTTAGTACTCATGAGTGTGAACTATGCTCCAAAATTAACATGTTTACTACAATATAAATATACGGGAGCATTCACTCAGTAAACACGATACTAAATTCGCGTTTATCACATATCAACAACTCAGACTCTGACAAGGAAATCATGGAACAACAAACCCAATATCAACAACGCCCAGCTTTCAATTCTGAAGCAATGACGAATAAGCTATCAGCAATGTTTCGTAGTGCTACTCGAGCACTACCACACTCTTCCCCTAATTTGAGAAAGCTTCAGGTTAAATTTACATACTTTATTGACGACATTCAACGTGGGCCGGCATATGACCAGTCAAAGTTAAGTATGTTTGTACTACAATGGGTGAATGACTTGACGCGATCTCTCCAAGAAGCTCAAGGTACCAGTGGGGTAGACTCGTGTGTTCGCAGACTTATGGTACCTGAGTACGAGCACCGAAATTACTACATCTAACATCAATAAAAAGCCGCTTCAAGCGGCTTTTTATGTAATAACAAGATTTTTAATCGATTGCCTGAGAGCCTCAGCTTTTGCTCGGGCAGATGATTGTGCTGCTTGAGACTCTTCGTTGATGTCTCGCCTAATTGGGTACTCTATGTTTCCACACATATTTGAGATATCAGGATTCTGCTCAAAGGGGACACCTAAGTCCAGGCGGAACGCATCATAATCGAATGTGAATCTCAATATTGAGTTGTCGGTAGCTTCCATAGACAATTCATCCAACTCAAGCGTTGCTACTCTAGGGTTTATGAATGTGTATTTGTTGAACGTGCGGCCGAATCGATACACGTGATACAATTCAATAGATTTAATTAATTGTGGTGGGGTTCCACCACCTGGCAGTCCTAAGGGCCCCGAACTAACACTGTATAAGTTTGCTGGTGTTTCATTGGGGTTGGTAGGTTCGTCATACTCAGCTGCCCCAAAGTTATACAGATACTGCCCCGATTCCAACAATGAGCTTGTATCTGAATTAGATAGTGGACTCTGAAGCCTTAGTACATTAGCGTAAAAGTTCATCATCTGATTTTGAGAATCGTCCAGAAATGACATAGACATATTGTCATAAGTGGTTTTTTTCAATACACCAGTCCGCATTCCATAGAGGTTCACATCACCATATTCAAACTTCGGCTTTGGTCGAGTCATCGTCTGAGTCAGTAGCGAGAACTTATCCACCCCAACAATTGTATCATAAGGAGCATTGAATGTTATCATCGTAACAAACAAAAACTTATGTTTGGGGAAAAACTTATCAAGATCTCGGGCATATGCAGATACGTCCCTAGTAGCACCCGGCGCTACTTCAGGGGCACGTGCCCCCGAAACGAACGATCGTTGGGCTACTGTTGGTATTCTAGGGTCTGCCATTAGGGTGATAACTTACAAATGTGGTCTATTATTTAGCGCCTCCATCGCTCATCACGAACTTTGTGCTCGCGACCGACCATTGGATCATCATACTCATATTTTGGCTCAAGTGAATTATCATTCATTGTTCCAGTTCGAGCCCACGGTTCATGGTGAGGATATCGACTTGGCCAGAAGCAGTCAAGTGGATCAGCTTTCGGTGCTGTAGGGGCGGTTGGTCCATTCATATCAATGCGGGCGGCGGTTTCAGTGATATTCCCACCAGCTTTTTCAGTGATATTCCCACCAGCTGATTCTGTGATGTTTTTACCAATATTATCAAGCATACTACCGCCGGCGGTGTGCATTATATCACCCCCAGCTGTCATTTGAATATTCTTAACCGCATCGAGAAAAATGCTGCCCTCCGTCTTCAGATGAATGCTATCATATGCAAATAAGCGTACGGTAGCTTCACCTATTAAATTAATATCTGGTGCATTGACAGAGATCTTAGTTGTCGAGAATAATTCAACACACCCATCTTCGTCAAACTCCATCCAATTGTTGCCTTTGCATGTATTGATGTAGATGCGCTCATTTGTATCATCCAAGATAATCTGGTGGCCAGCCGTGGTACGGAATCGCATTCTACAGTTCTCGATTCGATCATCCATCGTAATAGAGTGAAACCCCGGAGTAGTCCATGTGTACACGGAACTGTCAGGAGAGTCAGCGTTGGTTCTATCCATCGTCTCAGCCATCCCTTGGACTACAAAAATTACGGTACCATCCTCTTGCTCGAATTCGACAATTTCGTCGTCTGTAACATTACACGGACTTGGGTCTAGATAATTATCGAAAATTGCAGTGGCTTGATAGTCAGCGCCGCGGGTGCGCCACTCAAAATTGTGATCTCTACGTTCGAACGCTTCTGTTTGATTATCGAAGATCGGTTGGATTGGTTCTTCTGTTCCACTCAATGGACCATATGGCGCACCAAGTGGGTGTGGAACATTACCTTCTTCATCCTCATAGAAAAATCTACCGTGAGGGAGGGTGTTTGTTGTGAATTGGTCGTAGATGCACCCAATCCAGATTCGTTGAGTTGGATTTCCATCGATGCACATTACGACGACTGTTGCACCAGGCTTCGGTATATTCCACATGCCGTAAGTGACAGGCCCATTAGTTAAGTTCTTCTCTAGTTCATAACTTGGTCCACGCTTCAAAATTGAGGTCGATGTTCCTGCCAATGGCGAACAATACGTGCAGAGCGGCAGATCTTCATATTCATCTTGAGCAAGATCAACTGGATCCCCCAGTTCGGGGCAATGGACGTACAATCGACCCATCTGTTGAGGATCATTGGTACTAACAACACGGCCGGTTGTTACACCATAAAACAGTGCGCCGCCCCTAGAGGCGTCGCTATTGACATATTGAGTTCGTTCGGTATTAAAAAATTCTGCCATATTACTTCTGTGTTTTTTGAGTTTTCTTGTACGGGATGTACTGTTTGTTGCCTAGGTATCTGAGAATGCTTTTTTTACCCTTTGGGTTGAAAGCAACGTGAATCCAAACACTCTTGTTGGGGGGTTGCTCAAAAATGACTTGACTGAAAGGCAACCCAGATGCTAATATCTTTTCCATAAATGCCTCAGCATCGGACGCTGCAAAGCCAGGACAAACGATGTCAGCGGCTAAGCCGGATACGTGATCAGACTTTGCAGCACCTTTCACCTTGGCGTTAACTGTAGGAGATCTGTATCCACTGTTAATTTGAATCGGGAACCCAACAAATTTCTGCAGCTGCTGGAGGTACCCAATTGTAGATACGATGTTATCCAAAATCTCCTGCGATGGTGGAAAGTTATCCTTCTGCCAGTTGGCAACCTGTCTAGTAGCTAACATTCGTCCGAGTGTAAAGTCCTCCGTAATCTTGGTCTCTGCTGATACACTATCTATTAAGAACTTTCCACTCAATGATGATGTGGGTACTACACCAGGAATAGCTTTGATCTCTGATGTCACAGTATCTTCACGAGCAGCCTCAAGCTCAACAGGGACATCCTTCTTGCTCTGAGGTTTACCAGCAGCTTCCCCAGCAGATGGCTGATCATCTCGTGTCGGAACTATCTCTCCCGTCATAGGGTACCCAATAATCTCCAGCT